GATTTAAACCTTGTGTATTAGCTGCATCATATTGATTTTTAATACCAGCCATAGTAGCAGCTCTATCCATACCTTCTTTACTAGTAAGATTACCCATATTAGCAAGGTACTCACCAGCACTAGTAGTAGTATTTCTAATAGCGTTTTTAGTTGAGTTGTAAGCAGATGTCAATCCTTTATTAGCAGCAGCCATAGCCCCTCTAGGATCAGCATATTGATACTTACTATTCATCCTATCAAAATTAACTGGATCTCCTCCTTTTAATCCTCGTGCAACATCATAAGCAGGACCAACAGCACTAGCTAGGTAACCTAATGGATTTACTTTTGTTTGTAATGGTTTAGTACCATCTGGAGGTGTTCCTGGAGGTGTTCCTGGAGGAGGTGTTGGCGGAATAGGTGTTTTACCCCCACCACCACCAGTACTTACACTATAATTATTTTTACTTACTGGTGCTTCTGGATTAGTAAAAAATTCCTCATCAGGAAGATATTGAGTAGTATTACTTGTTACCATTCCTCCAGCAGTATCATCACCAATTCCAAATCCTCCATTAAAAAACATACCTCTTGAGCTATTAGTCATACCAGTACTTCCTTCTAATACAGCTAAAGCTTCAGAACCTAATTTTTTTATATAATCTAATTCTCTATTTTGAGAGGATTCAGTAATTTTATCACCAGCTCCATTTCTTTTAGCATACCTCTTTACTACCTCTTTTGTAGCTTGAGCAGGAGTTTTACCTTTTAATATAGGCTTTAAAATGTCAGCTATTTCAGGGCTGTCACTATTAATAAAACCTTTCCAATTAGTTTCCCCATCTTCTACTTCTGATTTACCAATAGGTATACCGCCATTCTCATGTGTATTACCATGATATTCTGTAAAATTACCACCCATCTTAAACTGCTTACCTTGTGCGCTAGGATTAAAGTTACCAGCTATGTTAGAAGTCATTGCGTTCTGTTGGCTAGATTTAACAGCATTATAATCTTCAGTTTTATTTTTGTATTGAGCATCATCTATTCCTCCACCAATTGCACTTCCTAATGCAGGACCCACTACAGTGCTAATTCCTCCAGTAAACGGAGCTAGTGCTACACCAGCAATTCCTCCTACTACGCCGCCTATAGTTTTACCTGTATTCTTTTTAACAGGTGCATTAGGATCTGACCCAGCTTGTTGAGGAGCTTGCTGACCTCCGCCCATTCCTGACATATTAGGAAGTTTAAACCCTCCTGGAGCAGCAGCCGCAGGTGCGCTTGTTCCTGGTGTAAAAGTTGGAACAGGAGCTGTTAAACTAGCTGGTACATCAACTGGAAGAGGTGTTATTCCACCCATTTGAAACTTTTGTTTAGGAGATAAAGAACCTCCCATTTGAAATTGATTATATGCTTCTAAAGTAGGAAACTTCTCGTAGAACTCCTTCTCGGTCATCTTGTGTGTTTTAAGTATTTCTTGCTTTGTTGCCATATTGTTATTTATTATATGTTTTATGTTCATTTTTATGACAAGGCTTACACAAAGTAATTCCATTGTCAACTAAAAATCTTAATTCAGGGTAATCACACCATAATTTAATATGATGCGCTTCAATATATCCTTTAGCATTACATTTTTGACATGTGTAGTTATCTCTAATAAAAACAGATTCTCTCCATGTTTTATATTCAACAGTATTTGTAAGATGGATATATCTTTTATATGTTTTTCTACCTTTTATATCATAAGCTTTTTTTAAACCTTCACTTACTTTTTTAATATGTTCCTTAGATTTAGGTTTTTTATAATTAATTAATTGTTCTAAAGTTCTTTTTTTTCCTTTGTTCCATTTTCCCTGCCCATTTTGTTTAGCAGTCATATTAAAATTTTTTTTATGTTCTTCAGTTTGTGAATATCTTTCTAAATGCTTTAATTTACTTCTTATCAATTCTCTATTTAATTGTTGCCTAGTTACATTTAATAAATTACATAAATGTTTTTTAGATAAATTAATATTATCTTTAAGTAATTGTAATTTATCTAATGTCCAAACAGTTCTTTTCCCACTCATATAATTAATTATTTTTTTTGTCTAACCAACCTCCGTTTTGTTTTTTGTTTTGTTGTAATGCTGCTGTTCCTAATGTTGCTGAAACTAATCCTTTATATATATTAGGATTAGTCATATCAAACATCCCATTATTACCTACTGCTGATTTTAAATAATTTCCATTTTTATGAGCTGCTATTAAAACATCTCCTGATACACCATCATGAACATTTTTAATAAAAGCTTGATCTAAATCATTAGCATCTAAATATTTACCTACATCATCATTTGATTGTAAATATGGTAAATTATCTTGTTGTGGTAATTTTTTCCAATCCGCTCCTTTTGCATCTATTCTGATATTTTTTTTTGTATTTTTTGAATATAAATTATAAACACCAGCATCTTCAGATTGAGAATATGCTCTAATAAGATTTCTATTTTTTGGGTCTAGTCTAGCAGTCTCTAGATTTTTAAAAGGATTATTTTTCAATAATAGTTCTTCTCCAGTTGGTATATTTGGATTAAAGTAATTTTGATAATTCTTGTTACTATAAGCATTTCCATAAGCTCTTGCTAAATTATAATCTCCTGTAAATACTGATCTAAAATCTTTATTATTTCGTAGTTCAGGATTATGTACACCTGAACCTCTGAAAGTATTTGTAGCTCCTTCAGGAAAAGCATTTTTAAAATTACTACTATTCTGTTGTACAAATTGTTCAGGAGTTCCTGTAAAAGCAGAGCCATCAGAATTCTTCATCCATGTACCATTAGCTTTAGAAGTTTCTTCAATAGTATTATACTCTTGCATTAAAGCTTTATTCTCTGGTATTTCTTTATTCCACTTAGCCCAATCTATTTCTGATTTAAAAGAAGGCTCAACACTTTTTACAGTAGTGCTTGCAGTTGCAGGTTTAACACTTTTTTTCTCAGCATATTTAACAGCATCACTTACTAAACCTTTAGCTCCTTGAGCTACTGCTTTATTTTTTAATGCTATCATTCCTCCTATAGGGTTTAACGCTTCCGCTACACCTACAGCTACCTTACCCATCTTACTAGCAGCTTTAATAGGTAAGCTTCCTGGCATTAACATTAACTCAGGATAAGAGGGTTCTAAAGCACCTTTACCTGTAGGTTTACCTTTATTTGGACCTTGTTGATATACCTCTTGAGTTTGAGGATTATTGAATGGAGTCCAAACTTGATTCATTCTTTTTGCTTCTTCTTTAGCTTCAGCATCAAGTCTATTTTTAGGTATGTTAGAAGCTAAAGCTGCAACTACATTTTTAAAATTTCCTCCTAGTTGAAATTTTTGTGGGTACTCAGTTACTGTTTTACCTTTAAAGTTATACTCTCCACCTGGCTTCATCATCTGAGTGTCTCCACTATCTGATACCCCAAGAACAGGGTAGTTTACTCCTTTCATTGTTATTTGATTAGAGTTAATCTTTGTTACTTTACCAGGATGTGCCCACTGACCTCTATTATCTTCTATAACATTATTAGGATTACTTAAACCATCTAACCAACCTCCATTTTTTAATTTAGATTTTGCATTTTTAGATTGATAATCTAATAATGCTTGTTTAGTTTCAGGCCCATATATACCATCAAAGGTTCCATCAGATTTAGTAGATTTAGGAAATTTATACCCTCTGTTACTTAGTTCTCTTTGTAAACCTTGTGTATCAAAATCTTTTTTATTAGAATCTAAAGTAGATAATTCTTTATCAGAATAATACATTTTAACATTACCTTTCCCATAATCTTTATAATAAGTTCTACCATAAATATCAAACGGTTTGCTGTTGGGAAGTAAGTCCAAAATATTTCCATAATCATTTACATCATAATAAGCAACATATTTACCCCTATCATCAGCTCCCTTACTATATTGAAAATCTTTTAAAGACGCTTGAGCAACATGACTACCTTTAATTTGTCTAAACCTTTCTTTTGAATTAATAAAATCTGAATTTTTATATTTAAATAAATCATCTTCAAGTTCTTGTTTAGCATCTCCTTTGAAATCATAATACTTTGCATTTTTATTTTTAGCATCAGTGGGTATATATTTAGAAGATTCAAATGAATCATATTTTTGAGGTTGTCCTTGATGAATACTTAAAGCATCTTGTGAAGCATTAATATTATCAGGTCTTAAACTTGGAAAATATCTATTATTACCTTCATATGCATTTTCTACTCTTTTACTATATGTATCTGGATTAATATATTTTGGTAATTTTATTTTCTCTCCAGTTTTTACATTATATGCTATTTTAGAAACTTCTTTAATATATTCTTCCTTATTTTTAATATAAATTTCTTTTAATTCTTTAGGAATAGGAACTCTTGGTTGTTCTTTACTTGTTCTTTCAGAATAATTGTATTTTTTATTTGCCTCAATTCTTAATTTATTATATTTATCATTAATTGCTGCTAATTCTTTATTGGGGGCAACATTATCATTTCCACCATCCCAAAAACCATAAGCTGTTATATTATCTGCTACTGCTTTATTTAAAAAATTAGTATTAGGTTTTTTATCTTCACCTGCTTGAAGAGTGTTATATCTTTGATTATTCCACATAAATTCTTCTTCTCCTGCTTTTCTTGCAGCATTAAAAGCTTGTCCTTTTGTTCCACTTTTAGTGTAATCATCTACTCCCCAATTGTAAGGATTTAAAGTAGCTTTTACTGCATCCCAACTTGGTAATATGTCACCGTTTTCTCCATCATTTATAAGACCTCCCATGTCAAACCTCTGCTTAGATAACCCATCTAACCACCCACCTTTTCTAAACTCTTGTCTACCAGTATTATCACCTTCATTAATATACCCACTTGGCTTACCTTGTATTTGTAATGCTTTACTTCCTGTGTAGTTTTGTATATTATTTTTAGAACTAGGTATTTCTGGTACTGTTACATTTCCAGCTAATTTAGGTTCTACAGAAGTACCCATAGGTTTAATACCTAGAGGCTTAATAGACTTTAATACATTTTTAGGTCTAGCTACAGTTGTAATAGGCGCAATAGTATTTACAATAGGATTGGTTTCTGCTTTAGGTTTATATACAAAAGGTTGTACTGGTGGCTCATAATAAGGAAAACTCCAAGCATAAGGAATATCAGGAGATTCATATTCTACTATTCTAGAAGGCTTTATTTTATCTGAGGCATACTTATTTTTATATTCATATTTATCAAGAGGTGTAGCATTTGTACGATTTAATACTCTACCATCTTCAGAAAGCTCAGCTTTTAATTTATTTAAGTCTTTAAAATAAGTTTTATTTAAATTAAGGCTATCTTGGTAAGCTTTTAATCTAGGATCATTTTTATCATTAACTATTATAGTACTTTTTTGATTATTTGTAGGCATATCTTAATGTATTGATTGTCTATAAAATGTTATAATTGGATGAACAATTAATCTTTGATTATCTTTATTAACAAAACTAAGCTCTGTTTGTAAATACATATCTCTTAGTCTAGGCTTAGATAAAGTAGAATAAGTAGCATTAGCAACATCTCTTTCTATTTGTAATTTCCAATCTCTTTCTACCTTATTAATATTATCTTGTGGGATTAATGTAATAAGATTAGTAGCTTGATTTTCAGTTTTATGTTGTATTGAATCAATAGTAATTAAATTTTGCAATACACCATTAGTATCATATACTTCAGTTTGATATTGTTGATTATCCCAAACCTTAGTTTGCAATGGATTTTCATTAGTTAAGAATTTTAATTTACTTGGAAAATAAATGTCATAGAACTGTCCATAATTACCTTTGTTATGCCAGTAACATTTATTATCTCCTAAACTACTAAACACTCTAGTATTTAATTTAAAGTATATTTTAGGTTTAAAACTATAGAAGCTTTCAAATGCTTGCATCTTTTCATTGTAACCTAAAGTAAAGCTATTCTCAGGATTAACTCTATCTAAGAATGTATAGTATATTGTTTGATATTCTGTATCATATACACCGTGAACACTATTAAATAATTTATTAATGTTATTGTTTACACTTTGTAATTTACTAAACAAACCTAAGTTATCAGATATACATTCTAAACCAGATTTACCTTGGTAAGGATTAGAATCGCCTACTTGAAATATCTTTTTAAGGTTATCATCATAATGATATATTGCACCATTAGTATTAATAACACTATACTGATGTGATGTACCAGTTTCTTTAGTAATGTAATCATATCTAAGTAATACTTTATTATTGCTTAAAATTATATTACCTTCAGATCCTTGGACAGCACCTCTTTCATTACTACTAGCAACACCTATCCCATTAGTTTGATAGAAAAATATCTTATTTTTATTAACAACTATTTCTATAATAGGCCCTTGTGTACCTTCAAGATCTAAATAATCTACAAATTGAAAATCTCTCCAACTATCAATTACTTCACCATCTATCTTAGGTTTAGAGTGCCATATTCTATTAGTATATTGATCTACCTCATTAGAAAAAAACATACTAGGTGGAAAATACTTTTGAATATTATACTTTTGATGGAATACATCATTATATTTAAATTCAGATAATAAAAATCTTTCATTTCTTAATACTAGATTAGCAGTATCAGGACCATCTTTTATTTTATTACCCTTATCTTTTTTTTCACTATTAATTCCAAAATTTTTATTAAATTTTCGTTTTTTCTTGTAGTCTTTTTTTAAATCAGGGTTGCTAATACTTTCATTTTTAAAATCAGAGTTTTCTTTTAAATCATCTGGAGATAAACTAATAATTGCATGTTCGCCTTCTCTTAAAGCAAAATTAAAACTAGCTTCGCAAGGAAATATTTCATACATTCCTTTTTTAGTTCTAATAGGATCTTGATAGCCAAGAGGTCTTACTTGATTGTAATAATAACAATAGTTAACTGCATCATACACTCCTAAATAAGTGTCACCTAAATTAGCTTTAATATTTAATCTAGATGCTAAGTTATTTCTGTAAGAGTAAAAATCACTTGCTGGTATATACTCATTATTAGCTCTACTACTATATCCTACTCCTCCATATTGCGTAACATTTATAGGCCTACAGTAAGTAACAGTATAATCTCCACCATAGTCAGATGATCTAACAGTTTCAGACCCAGCCACAATACCTGGAAATTGTTGTGTATAATATTCGTTTAACAATAATTCATTTTTAAATGACTCGCTTTCAAAAGTTTTAAAAGTTTCGCCAACAGGTATTCCATTATTTTCATTTCCCCATACTGGATTAGTTACAATCATATGTTTTTTATCTCCAATACCTAATACTGTATGAGGCCTTGATATTTGGGACAAAAAAGTAGGATCTGTTGTGGCTATAAATGATCCATCTACAGATTCAATCCCTTCTTTAACAGCTGCTACAACATCATCTGTAAACCAGTAAGTAGGGTTCCTGTAAAATATTATATTTCCTTTTTTATTTGCCTGAGGTATAGATGAGATATAACTATTTGATATTAAAAAATCTAAATCAGTCCCTTCTCCACTCGAACTGCTTAGTATATTATCAAACCCAGCACCTAATAATTCACCAGGAATAAGTACTTTTTGGTTTTTAATATACATTCTTCTTTTATCACTATCAGCTACTTGATTCCAAGGAATAATAGCTCCTCTATACCATTTTCTTAAGTAAGCTGAACTATCTAATATATTGTAAAGACCGACTGTAGAATCTCTATGTACCTCATATACAAGTTTACTATTTAGATTAAATATATTAACAGGTTTTAAATAATCACCTTGTTTAAAATTATATTTGTCAAAATCAATATTAGGCGATAAGGTATATCCTAATGCCGATGTAGATCCAGCATGTATTAATGAATCAGACAATCCTACTTGCCCTAAAGCATAAACATTAGGATGCAATCCAGCTATTTTATGGACTAAAATTTTTCTTAAATCTTCTTTAATAGCTTCTCTAATTCTATCAACTTTTCTCTGGTTAATGGCATTAAAAAGAGTCCCAGATCCAGGAAAAGCAGCTCCAAAAAATCCATTATCGCTATTAGTAGCACTATCTAAAATGCTATCTACAAAATCAGCTAACTCATCAGAACTGATTATTCTTTGAGCTGCTGCTAAAGACATACCTCCGAATTTTAATTGTATAGCAGCAGCAACATTTACCATTACTTTTTTTCTAGTATTTTTTTTATTTTTAAAAAGATCTACATTCCCATCAATTTCATCAAGATAATTTCCTATTGTACCACATAAAAATAAACAAACATTTGAAATTATATTCGCTTTATTAGTATTTTCATATGGGCCATAAGTTCCTATATCTAATCTTTGAAATGTTTGCATACCACCAGTAATAGCAGTACCAAATCTAGTCTTATCATTCTCTTGTCTTTCAACATATACTATTCTAAAGCCACTAATTTCTTCAGCTAAATCTTGAGGTATATTAACACTAAAATCTATATAAGTAGAATACATTAGTAGTTTACCATTATCTCCATGCCTTGATAACAAAGACATAGGATTGTTATACACCTCATTAAAATCAGGCATCTTAATATCACCTACCCAATTAACATAAGAAGCTTGTCCTTTTTTATTATAAAAAGTAATACCGAACCTATATACTTCTCCTCGTTGCCAAGATACTTGACAACTAGCTTTATATGGAGATTTTATTGAACTAAAGCTACCATTGTTATTAGTTATGTGATTAGGTACAGAAGCTATTAGATTACTATTATCAACATCAGTTTTAATTAAAGGAGCTCTATTTATATTTAATTGATTAGTATCAACTATCATTTCAGTTGTACCAAATGTATAACTAATATTTGGCCCTATACCCCCTACAGTAACTCCATCTTGCTGAAACTTATATTGTTGGTTATTAAACCAATCTGCAGGGCTTCCATTAGGATTTAATCCAAATATTTTACCACTCTCATCATTATAAGGATTTATAACATCTAATAAATCGTTATTAGGATAGTTAGTAGTAAAAGTATTAGTAGTCCCATCTAATTCATATGTAGTAGCTTCACCTGATGCATTATATCTGTAAGCTCTGTAATCTACATTTACTTTAAACATTTCATTTGTAGTGTTAGCTGCAAATAAAATATTATCTTTAACTTCAATAGTTCTAGCCTTTTCAAAAGGCGAATACATTATATTAAATTCTTCTGTTGTTAGAATTGTAGTGTCGCTGTATAAGTCAGTAAAACTTTCATTTTGATTGTTGTATAGTGATATTTCTTTGTAAGGATATACATATATTTCAGGCAAGTTAGGCTGGCTGTAATATATTAAAGCATACTGAATCATTTGATAATCTTTATCAAGATGAGGTATGTAAAACTCAATACCTTTATCAGAATCAATAACTTCCTTAGTATCTGTTGTAGCCATAGCATCTGTGCTATACTCTATAGTATTTCCAAGAGGATATCCAAATTCACTATTAAACTCATCTCCTTCAATAATATCTATAAGATTACTGCAAGTGCTAAAGTTAGTTAAATCTCCATTTTTACTTAGCAATCTATAAGCTAATTGATATTTACCTTCAGGCAATTCACCTTTAATTAATCTTTTAATTACAGGAGTGTCTAAATTACATTCAGATACTATGTTTAAAGTCCTAACAGGTATTTGTATTATATTTCCTAATGAGCCTACAGTATTAATAGATCTTACTGGATTAATTCCTCCATCAGTCCAATATATTCTTGAAAAGTTTTGATTTTCATACTTACCAATAGCTTTAATTCTTTGTACATTCTTAAAGTTTAAATCTCTATTGTACATCATATGGTTATTAACAGTTAATTCATAACCATTAATAGCTCCTGATATATTATCAGTAGTGCCTAAAAAGTTACATCTCCATACTTGGCCATAACCATTATCAGATAAGTTACCTACAGTATTACTCTTTGTAAAAAAGAATAACCTTTCTGTATTATCTCCTTCAGTTATTGCTATACCTTCAAGTACTTGTAGATTTTCTTGAGCAGGTACAACTTGAGGATGCTCCCCATTAAATTCATAAGTAGCAGCTGGTATAGTTGTAGGAAACTGAATTTGAAGTTTATTACCTTTCTTATTTTGTATTACAGCTGTACTTAAACCACTATCAGTAAGCAAGGTAATATTTAGAGCATCTAAATAGTTACCTTCCTTATATACAGTTTTAGCTAGATCTTGATTAATACCTTTACTAAAAGTATTAATACTAGCATTAGTTGATTGCATGTTTTGAGAACCTCTTTGATTTTCTGCTGCCATTAGAATCTATAGTTTTTCATACCAAAGTTAATATATTGAGATTGTCCAATACCTTCAAAGTTTCTAGCTTGTTCATTAATCTTAGGCATTAAAGTTAACCAGTTATTCTTCCATGACTCCATCATATCATAAGTAGGAGTTAAGGCTTTAGTTTTAGCTTGACCTACATACCACATCCACTCTCTTTCAGCATACTCAAATACATCTCTAGCTATAACATTCTTTCTCCATAAAAGGAAGTCTAACTTCATTCTAATGTAAGATTGAACAGCTATTTTGTAACTAGTATCATCAGGTATAAGTGGGTAACCTTCTTCATCTACAGGGAAAGCTTTATAAAACATAATTACACTTGCACCATCTTTAAAAGATGTGAAGATATAATTACCTCTTGTGCTATATGTAATATCTCTTAAAGAGTAAGGTAAGTTATTTATTAATCCAGCTGAGATAGCACTATCATAATTATTAAAAGTCATAATAGGATTACCATTTACATCAAATCCTACTGGGTCTACTGGATTAACTAAAGGATAGTCATTTACATTATTAACACTATAAGGGCTAGTAGTTGAAGTACTCTCACGCATAGGTAAGACTACACCACTAGTTGTTAGAACCATAGCTTGTAATTGTGTGTGTAAATTACAAGGTATAAACCCTTTATGGTCTTCTATAGAAATTATAGCATAGTCATTAATAAGATTATAAGGAACACCTATTAAGTCGCAAGCTTCAGCAGACCATTCAATCATACTACCAACCTCAAAGTCTTGAGTTTTGTATTGATTATCTCTAAGTACATTATTAACAACCTCTTTAACAGAGACGAGTTTACCGTTTAAAGCCATTTAGTATATATTATTAATCAGAATTTTTAAAAGTATAAAAATCTAAATTAGGGTTTTGACCCATTAATTTAGGAAGCTCTCTTTTAAATTCTCTAATAGGTATTAGTTTATAAAATTTCTTTTTGTACATTGTACAGTTATTCTTAATCCAAGCAATCTTAAAAGTGTAACCTTCTGTATGATTGTTTAAATGAAATACAACTTTTTTAGCTAGTTTTGATTGCTCATCAGTAGCCCATAATTCTCTTGTAGCTCTGTAATCAACAGCTAATCTTGCTATTAGATTACCTTCTTCATCTAATTTAATCTTCTTTTTAAACTTACAAATAGTTATTTTACCCATCTTACAAGGTAAGACATATTCTAAATTGTTTAAAATCATTTTCTCTCTAGCCTTTCTAAAGATAGCTAGTAATACAGCTCTATACTTTTTAGCTGAGATATTATAAGATAAGTTACTAACAGGAGTTCCTAAAGGTAGTTCCTTAGTACTTATGTTATCTTTGTAATATTTATAGTAGTCACCGATAGCATAATCATTAGGATACTTACTTTTACCCCTTTCTTTAATACCTAAATCTGTGTTACTTAAATTAGCTTTGGCTGTAGTCATTCTTACTGTTATTAGTATTATCTGAAGATGCTTGTGATTCTTGATTTAAGAATAGCTCTACAGTCATTTTAACTATTGTATTAACCATCCAATTTTTAACTGGGAATGGTGAATCATCTGTATAACAAGGTGTTCCACTACAGTCTTCAAAGTTATAAGCGTCTCTAGGGTCTTCAAATACTCCTTGTACATTAATAAATCTAAGTACTTGTAATATATTAGTAGGAACTACAAGATACAAATAACCATCTGTATTCTGCATATAGTATTTAACTCTATCTCTAGAGTACTTGTTATTAAGTACATAAGGAATTCTTTCGTAATGTACATAATCATAACCAGGTAACCCCTTATTAATAGGGCCTACTCTAGTAAATAATTGTGAATTATGAAGCTCAATAGTGCTAGGAATAGGCTTAACACTTCTTAATAATGTACAACCTGCTTCAATAATACAAGATTCTCCAGCATCTACTTCCTCTAATTCTACACAACCTAAGTCTTGTATAATGTAAGGATCAGCTGAATAGCCTTTATTAGCATCTTGTTTAATAAGTTGTGATCTTAAATTAACTATAATCTGCTCTACCTGGTCTGTAGTAATAGTATCTGTTACCACAGATCTACCTCTAAGCTGATTAAGAATCAGATATGTTATATGATTTAATGATGTTGTTGTAGCCATTTTATAAAATAAAAAAAGGCTCCTACCTTAGTAAGAGCCTAGTAGGTTGATTAATAATAAACTTAATACGATTAAGCTGATTTTTCTTCTGTAACTTCTACTGAAGTGGTTAATTCTTGTGTTAAAATTTTAAAGGCATTATCAAAAATAGCTCTTTCTTCTCTAGTTAATCTTAGAGATTCTAAACCTCTTACAATTAACTCTAATGATTGTTTTACTTCTTCTTTCATTTTAATATGGTTATAAGTATTCAATATATAGTATATTAGTGTTATTTGAATACATCTAATTGTTATAACTTAAATAATTATTTATCCTTTTTGTAATGGATATAACCAATAAATCCTATTACTAGCCCTAGTATAAAACTTAGTAACTTATAAAAGTTAGTAGTTTGTTTAGCTTTAGATACTTCTAATTCAGCTTCTTTACTAGATTTTAAAGCTAATACATCAGCATCAGGGCAAGGAACTTTAACTATAAAGGGTATTGTGTCATGCTTTATAATAGTATCAGCAGGAATCTTGTATGTACCCTTACCAGTAGTTTTATTTATATTAGCACTAAAGTCTTTAGTTTTAATATAGATAGTGTCATGCATAATAATAGGATCTATAATAACCCCATCTTTCTCAGCAATGTAAATAGTGTCTACACTAAAAACAGTATCTGCTTTAGTTATAGTTTTAAAGTATTCAGGATAGTTAGATATTACATAATTAGCAGCTTCTTTCTGTCCAAACTTGTTAACAGCTTTCTCAAACTTCCTAGTAGCTCTTTTAGAGCCATTACAAGCACCTAAAGCTACAAGTGTTAGTAATATATAGATTACAATTATAACTCGTTTATATGAAGGTAGTTTCATGTTCTGGTTTATTAGTTATGTTATTCATTTCTCTGTCTTTTAAAAAGGATACCCATTCATTGGCCCCTGCTCCTATTGCTAATATAAGCAAAGCTAAGTAAGGATGATTCTGTTCTAATATTACAGCACCTCCTATTGAACCAAAAACAGCTTTAATTATTAATCCAAGGAGTTTAAATTTCTCGTAAGTGTTTAAGTTTTTATATCTCATTTATTCTTTTATTTGAAAGTGCATCCAATCATAATTTTTTTCAGGTCCTAATCCTATAAACCCATTTTTATAAAAAGCTTCTATCATTGGTTTATACTCAGGTCTAGCAAATCTAGCAGTAGCTTTAGTTTCATGTAGAAGATTTCTTTCTGGGTCTAAGTCAATAGCTATTCCCCAAGAGTGAGTTGAATAATCAGATCCTCCTCTCATAGCTCTAAAATTAAAGCATCCCCCAAATAAATCAATTCCCAGTTCTACTATTTTAGCATAACCATAAGCTTTTAAAATATCATTAAACACAGCTAGGAATTTATCAGCTACTAGTTTATGACATCTCATAGTAGTTACTTTAGTATTTTTATCCCAGGCTAATCTCATAGGATAAGGTAATTTTATAGACACTAAATAAGGAGAGCCATTCTGTGTTGGCTTACCATATTTACTTATTATCTGCTGGGTTGTTAGCATCTTTTCTCTTATTAAGTTTGTTTTTAATATTTTTCCAAACTCCAGTTACAAACTTTATAGTTGCTATTGCTCCTACACAAGTTGTAAAGAATTTAGCTGTAATTCCTAATACAACACCAGCTACTGTTAACCAATCATAATCTGGTATAATAAACAATGTGTTTGATTCTCCGAATTTTAGAAAGCTTATTGTTCCAAGCATTACTATAAATTGCCCGTAAATTCCAACTGATGTTAAACCAAAAAACTCTGCTGCTCTTTCTATAAATGTGTTTAATTCTTCTTGATAGTGATGGATCATTTTTTTATTTAAATATAATAGTTAATATTAAGAATACAATACTAATTATTGCAAAGATAACTCTTTTTTTATAAGTATTAAATAGTTTGTTTGTTATTTTTTTAAATTTGTCTGTGTTACCATCTGAAATTACACTAGTGTCTTTAAAGCCTTCAGTGTAAACCTTAGGACTTAATTTATTTCTAGTCTTAAACATATACCCTAGATGAAACAATGGGTTAATTGAAGATAAGCTAATACCTAAGAATAACACAGCTAATGGTCTTATACCAAATAATGATGTTACAAGTATTAACAATAGAGGTGAAGCTACAATAATAGAACCTATCATGTGTATATACTTACCTTCTATTTGCATATCTTTTAAAGCATTAGGATACTTCATAATCTTTTTAAACCAGCTTTCTAACCAATAGTGCCAAATGTAAGCATCTAATATTCCTTTAATAGCTGATATTATTATGTAAAGTATCCAACTCAATGTTATTATTACCAGTGCTTCCATTTTTACATTTTATAGTGTTTCTAATTTGTTTCCTGCTCATCTGAGCTATCTTCGTCCTCAAACAGCTGCTCACTCCCAATAGTAAATATATTGATAATCCCAATAATACTAAGTGCTTTAATTCCAATTTGTTTAAAAGTTTCATATAAAGATTTTTCTAATTGTTTACTAGCTGCCCAAAACCCTAATGTTACAGCTAAAATAGAAGCTATTATTAGTATTAATATATCATTCACAACTACTTATATCCTTTTCTCAAGAACATATAACTAGCTACACCTGTGCCTAATACAATAGCATAAGCAAATAAGAAAGGCCATTCAAAACCATTAGTCTTATTATACTCTACTAAGTAACCTAAAACAAAGCTAGATAATGCTATTCTTAATACTGCTCCATTTGATGTTTTATTCTCTTTCATAATTTATATATTTTATTAAATGATTATTTATTCTTCATTACTCTCCATAATACCAAACATAACTAATACTGCTATTACACCACCTTTAAAAAGTTTTACTACACTCTTTACAATTTCCCTGTATTGATATACCATAAAACTTAAATACACTAATAAGATAGTTAATACTAGTAGAAATGGTTTAAGTGCTGCTATCTCTTGATTAGTCATTTGCTATTGTTAGTATGTGAGCTCTTTATTATAAAATTAAATTTCGTTATATTGTTTTGGAGTGTAAGGTATCAAAGGTAAATCTTTTACCCACATAAATTCTGGTGCTATTGTTTGTTCAATTTCTTCAACTGAAATTACCCAATCATCGTTAAAATCTTGAATAGGATTGTAATAAGAACGGGGCGCATATAACTGCCCGACTAATTGGTCTTTTTGTTCTACTGTTAGCAGTCCAACGTAGGTCAACTTTTCTTCTGCTGTTAGTTCTGTTAGTTTCATACTTGTCTACTTAAACTTGTTTGAAATGCTTGTATTAATGTGTATAATGTGCTTATTTCGCCACTTGTTAAACTTGTTCCAATAGTAGCCATTGCACACTCCTTGTCATCGTATTGTACTGTTCCTCCGAATGCATTACCCGATAATAAAATGTTTGCAGATGGGTATAATGTTTGAGTAGGAGCAATAGTGTTAGCGCCTAATGATGTGGCATTTCTGCTAACAGTTAAACCACCAATTGCATTTGATGCTTTGTTGCCAATAAACCATCCTCTACTATCTGTACTTGCGCCTACGGCAATTTGAGTAAGTGTGCCTGATGTATTTTGGTAGTAGGAGTTGCCAGTTCCATTTGCTTTTAAAAATAATGCAAGTTGCCTTAATACTGTTGTTGCACTATACGCACCTATGGATACCTTTAAATTTGTACCACTACCAACTGCAGTATTAGACCTTGAATAAAAACTTAAATGGTTATCATTTACGGTTAAAATTGTGTTTGCATTTATGGTAGTATTAGCATTTGCATTAGTTCCATTTGGCAAAGCACCCGTAGCAGAATGTGTCCAACCTCCGTTGAAAGTTAAACTATACAACGATGTATTTATAAAATTAAATGCGTGTTTGCCAGATGTACCACCCACCATAGGATAAATAGCATTGAATTTAGTTGTCAAACTATTTGCAATAAGTCCTGCTTCAAATGTATTCAAAGCATTTAAAATAGTTGTATCAGTTTCGCTTGTTGCTGCTATCCACGCAGTTGTTAGAGGTAGGTAGCCTTGTTTTTTACCCATTATAGGTGTTATGAATGATGGAAGTCCCATTATGCTACGCCTACGCACCTCCATACGCTTGTTGCCTCATTCCAAATAAATGCAACATCTAACCTTGTGCTTATTACTGTTGTTGTTGGCAATGCTATTGTTGATGCTTCAAAACTTGCGCCCCACGCTATTGCCCTTGCAGTTCCATTGTCTTTAATTGAAATCCACAATGTTTGACCCGTTGTTGGCGTGCCGCTTAAGTTAGTTGTAAACGATGTAATAGCGGCAGCTAAAGCGGTTATTGAATAATAATCAACATTGTCTGTGTTTATCGTTGGTGTTGCCGCACTTGCAACTGTTCCAGTTCTTGCAGTTATGCGCTTGTTTGTTAATGTGTTTGTGTCGGTTGTTCCTACAACTTGACTACCTACACCCTTAACATAACTTAATTCCGTTAAACTTGGATAGGTTGCAGTTGACAATGATTTAATGCGTTTGCTTCCATCAAAATGCGCAATAGT